ATGGGAGTATCATCATTAGCATCCCCAAATGCACCAAAAGCATTATCAGCAGGTGGGAAGTTAGAACTAATACCAGACATAGCAACAAAAGTTTCTGACTTAACTCTCAGAGTTCCATGCATATCAACATAAGTGTGTACACCTACCCAACCAGCATGAGATACTGCAAATTTAGATCCTGTTGCTGTTGTAGCTGCTGCTTCAAATTCATCAACACCTACAATCTTATTATTGACACTAGTTGATTGTAAATCATAATTGCTATCATGCAACAGATACTTTGGTTGCTGTGAGCAAGTATATGCAAGACCAGCAACAGCAACTCCACTGAGAAATTGTGTTGATGCAATTGAAATTGTAGTGGAATTTGTTACGCTAGAAATTACTGCTTCACCTACAGTATTTCCAGCACCAATATAGAGTACTGATCCAACATATGCTGATGAGAAGGACGTTGCAGTCCCTGTGATTACCTTTGAGCCATATACAAGTGAGATAGTGCCTGGTGAATAAATGCTATCTGCTTTTCCCCAAAGAGCCATATGTCTTACCTTAAATAAATTTCTTATCTTATTTTTATTTATAAAAAAAGAAGACCTCCATGGAGATCTTCTTAGAATTAATTAAAATCAAACCTTAAGGGGTAAGATCTTTTGCGCCTTTATCTTTCAAGAGCTTTTGTCCTTGAATAATAAGAAGTGAAAGAATACCATTTGCCTTAACTTTTGAATTTGCTCCAAGTGCTTCAGAAACTGCAAATAATACAGTTGCTACAAGTGCTTGATTAGCAATTAACCATGCGATTGCTACTGACATATTCTTACTCAAATAGTTCCAAATTATTTATCTTTTAAACTTTTTAGAATAGAATTTGCAACCTTAACTTTTGATTTTTTAGAATTACAAACCTCTTCAAATATAGAGAATCTATTAGAAACATAAAAACTAACAGATTCAGCAGAATCAACTTTTAATCTTTGTGCTTGCTGTGCTACCAGAACATCTGCTCTTTCCTTAGTAACTTTTGCTTTTGCTGCTTTTGCTTTTGCTACTGACATTGGATCTGCTTTTTGCTTTTCAGCATCTCCCATAGGAGACATCCCATAAGTATCAGACTCTTCCAATTTTAAGTTTTGATACACTTCAAAAATGCTTTCAATTGTAAACTCAGAAAGATCATATCCCTCATCAAGAAGTTCTTTTATCCAAGCATCAACTTCCTCAGATACTGTTGGTTTAGTATTAATAATATTACGAATACCTTTCTTAGTATCAACTTTATCATTTTTACCTGCACTACTATGAAGTTGTCTTTCTTCCTTATTCATTGCTTTTTTAATTGCTTTATCTTTAGATCCAAAATATTCTTCCTTGCCCGACTCTAATTTTCCATCCCCATCATAATCCTTATCTGCAGTATCATCATCAGCATCATCATCATCATCAGCATCATCATCTTTATTTTTTTTACTTTTCTTTTTCAAAACTTCATCTTCTTCTTTTTTTTCTTCAAAAAATGGTTCTCTTATTGTAGAAAAGCTATCCGACCAAATATTAGACATTTAATTAATTAATAAGTTCTTTTTTTATTTATACTAAACTCACATCCTTAATCCAAGATTTGAACATAATACCAGACTCAGTAACACATATTAAATGGTTTGCACCACATCTAAGTATCTTACCAACCAATCCAGTATTGCAACTTTCAACAATATTTCCCACAGTAAATAATTTACCAAAAAGATAATTTTCTCGTAATCCTTTTGGATCTAACTCTGGAGAAATTTGCCAAGTTTCTTTTACATTCAAAGATCCACCAAGTTCTGAAAATAATTGTTTAATTATTTTTGGATTAACTTCAGATGGCATAGCTTTTTTAAAAGTTTCAAAGTCTCCAGTTGCTGCAGACTTTCTTGCTGATGAAGAATTTTCTTCTGAGTCTGGATCTTTTGCTCCAGATGAAATTACATTAATAGAATTGTATTGATACAAGTTTCCATTTTGTTTTTGTGTAAGATTTTCTATTTCAGAAGTTCTTTCTGCTCCACATATAATGTTAATATCGCTGTACCCTTCTTGATTTAAGAATACAAGAACATCAAAAATAGTTTTAAATTCTTCACTATCTAGAATTCTATCCTGGAATTCAGGAAACATCAGTTTCATGAATTCAATCTTCACTTCTGGAGATAGTGGATTTTTCTTTCCATCTTGAGTTCTAGATGGGAAAATGTAATAATTTCCACCTGAAGATGTTTTCTTAAGAGTAGTTAAAACATTTTTATGAGCTTTAGTTGGAGGATTAAATTTTCCAAAAGCTACAGTTACTAAATCTCCACTCACTGGAGATTGATTTTTTAAATTTCCACCACTAGATGTAGATTTTTGTGGTGTAGATTGTGATGCATTTTTTGAAGATTGAGTTGCTGATGCTCCCAGTCTTTTTGGTGCAAGTTTTGCTTTTGTTGATGAATTTTCAGAATCTGATACTACAGGTTGACCTTGAGATTTTTCGTCCTCTGGTTTTTTAGATTTATTTTTGTCTAAGAATTGTAGTTGTCCTTTAACTGTTTGTGCTTTTATTTCTCCTTGTTTATCTATCCAATATCCGTGACCATCCCCAGTAAAACCAAGCTTTTGTGCTTTTTGAGAAGCTTGGGAAACTCTTGCTTCTGTTATAAATTCTAAGAAACTTTTCATGAATTGATTTTTGAGTATAGTAAATCTTGATTATCAAGAATATACTTAAGTCCAAATTGTTTGACTTTTAAATATTTATCCTTCTTTTGCTTTGGGTCATTTTGCTGATCCATAAAAGAAATATAAAATTTACAAAAATTTTCTATAAATTTTTTTTTGATTTGCTTAACTCTTACATGACTTTTATAAATTTGTAAAAGTTCTTTAAAAAAATCTTCCATTAATCTTTTATAATATCAAGTATGCCTCCACTTGTATTTAAACCATTGCCACATTCTGCTGTAAATTTTTCAATGTCCTTTTTACTTGGATTTTCAATTCTATTCCTCGCCATATTGTGATAATCATCAGATAAATCAAATCCAATATAATCATGTCCAAGAAGATTTGCAGCAAGACCTGTAGTTCCAGATCCACTATATGGATCAAGTACAACTCCAGGGGTTTCCATTACTGCCTGAATGCATCTGAGTGGAATAATTATAGGGAATGGTGCAGGATGTGGATTTTTCATTTCTGGACCAAACTTCCAAACACTACCATAGTTTGCAGATCTTCTTGGTAATCTAGGATGTTTATCCCCCCTACATAACCAATAAATTCTTTCATCTATTTGAATAAATCTATATCCAGAAATTTCTGGACCACTACATCTATTCCAAATAATCTCTTCTCTAATATTCCATTTGGTTTTAGTTAACCAAGCCCAAGGTGATATTGCATTACCTACAAGATATCTAACCTTATGATTATAAAACAAAGACCCACCAACTTTAGTTTTATCAAAAAGAATATTTAATAATTCAATTTGCTGTTCTTGATAAACATCTTCTGGAAGGGAATCATCAAATTTATCATATTCAATTTTACGAAATAATCCACCACCAATCTTCTGTTTGTTGTATGGTGGTGAAGTTACAGTACAATCAATAGAGTTATCATCAAGTTGTTTTGACAACTCAATACAATCTCCAATTTTTAAATTAATCATATTGTTACTTGAATGCCAATTCTCTCTGGCTTCAAACTACTTGGTCTATTTGTTTTATTACCTTGGGAATCAGATCCAAAAGGACCTGCTCTACCCTTTCCTTTCAGCATAGCACCTATAACTTGATTTTTAGCCTGAGAAACTCCTATTCCACTAGATTTTTTTATAGTATAACTATAATTATATAACCCTATAGTGTTATAATATAAATTAGTAAATTCAATAAAAGAAGAATTCCATTGTGGACTCCTTGACCAATTCTCAATTTGTTTTTCTAGTGCATTAGCATATAGTGATATGATATCTTCTGGTATAGGAGTGCTTGAGTTTCCTGGAATTAATACACTATCTTGTTGAGGATTTTTTCCTACTAATTCCTTTAGAATTGAATCTTTATTTTTTTCATTTCCATATATTGCAGTATAAGCTCCATCCTTAGGTGAATTATCATTCAGGTGTTCAAATAATTTATATATAAATTTAAGTTTATCATTATTAGTATTATAAATTACTTTTTTAAAAGCAATTCCACCATCAATAATTATAGATGAAGGTTTTAATGTGTTAGTTGTTCCTGATGCTTTTTTTGCACTAATTGGAATTCCACCAAGTTTAAAATCATATCCTCTTTGAGTTGAACCTGGAGGGAAACTTACTTTAGATCTATTATCTACTGTCAGTTTTTGTTTCAATTTAGTATCATTAATTATTGCAATAGGTCCTATAACCTCTGAGAAGTATACATTTATTTCAGCGAACCCAAGTTTACCATTACTAGATCTACATTTATCAATGAAACCTTTGATTTCTCTATATTTTGAAAATGTTTTTTGAGTTCCAGCAGATTCTACTAAAAATTTTAAATATTCTGCATAGTCTGATAAAAACTTAGCTTCTGGTTCTTGTTCAAGTGAATTTTTTACTACAAATTCAGAAAAATATTTATCTATATTAATAATAACCTGATTCTTATAATCATCTACACTAGAAAAATCTTTATTTAATCCTAAATTTTTTGGATTCAATCCTGGAGTATTAAAATATGCCATTAATTTATATGTCTCCATCTTTACGATTTTCACTACAATGAATATCAAAAGTTCCTTCTGGATATCTTGCTGATAGTTTTTGATAATTAATTTCCATTAGTTCCTCAAAGGTAGTATCAAGAGCAATACAAAGTTGAGACATATACCAGAGAATATCTCCTGCTTCCTTTTTCATATGAATTATATTATCTTCGGTATATGGTTTTCCTTGCAAGAACATTTTTTTAATAATTTCCACAAGTTCTCCTGCCTCTGCACTTATGCCAAAAGCAGCAGTCATAAGACGAGGAACATTTGCACATTGTCCTTCTAGTTCATTCAAACGTTCAACAAGTTTTTGATATTCACTGCTTGCTGGACTAGTGGTTTGACGAACAAATTCAATATACTTATTAGGGTCAATAGTTGCCATATTTAAAACTTAAATCCTTCGAATGATTTTTTAGACTTTTTGTCTTCATCATTATACTCCAGTTCTTGCCCAGAGTCAAGAATATCATCTTGTGCTTTTTGCTCACAATCATAAAGTCTCATCTTTGCTCTATCAATACCCAATACAAATCTTTTATTCATAGTAGGATCATTGTATCTATTTTTCAATTGCTTTACCATGATCTGTCCAAGTTGTTCCAATTCCTCTGTGCTAATAAGGGCAAACATAAGATCAGCAGTAGCAGGGAGACCAAAGGACTCACTAGTATCAGTAAGTTCAACATCAGAGTTGCCATAACCACTACGAGTAGTCTGGGTAGCACTAACAATAGGAACATTTGCTTCAACTGCAAGACCCCTAAGTTCTTCTGCAATTGCTTTAATATATGAATAAGAATTAACTGAATAATTACTCTTATACCTTGAGGAAGCACAAATATTAAGGTAGTCAATAAAAATAATATCAGGTCTAAATGATTTTTTAAGTGATAGCTCATTAAGAAGTGCTTTAAAATGTCCAGAGTGTGCTGATGCAGTTGGATACTCTTTGATTATAAAAGTTCCTTGAGTCTTCTGACTGATCTTATTTATTTTACTATCAAACATAGATTTAGGAAGTTCTGAAATATCTTTGATATTTACATTCAGGAGGTTCGCATCAATTCTTTCAGCAATCCTGTCCTCAGCCATTTCAAGTGTAATGTAGAGAACATTTTTCCCTTGCATGAGGATGGAGCTAGCCATATGGCACATGAATAAACTTTTCCCGACACCTGTGCCAGCAAGAGCGATATTGAGAGTCTTGTTAGGCAAACCACCTTTTGTAATTTTATTGAAGTACTCCAAATCAAATGGGATTTTGTCTTCCTTTCTGTGATAAGTTTCATACCTTTCATTGTAGTCATTTAGATAATCATGTCCTATATGGTTGTCAAAAGAAACTGAAAGAGCTTCTTGTAGAATTGTGGGAATTGCATCCCTAGTTTTTTTATCATCTTGCCCATCAGCAATTTTAATACTTTCCATAAGTGCAAGATAGATTGCTCTATCCCTACACCACTTCTCAGTAGTGTCTGATAACCAACCCAAATCTGCTGGAGAATTATCAAGATTACCTACATAATTGCAAATAATTTTATATGTATCCTCAGTAATATCAGTTCTTTTTTCGGTTTCAATTAAGAGAACTTCCTTTGTTGCAAGATCATTATAAGAAAGAATAAATTTACCAATTTCATCAAAGACTACTTTTTCATGAAGGTTTTCAAAATATTCAGACTTAATAAAAGGCAACACCTTTCTACAATATTCGTCATTGAAAAGTAAATTTCTGAGAATAGTTGTTTCAATTTTTTCCATTACTTATATTACTATGGGTTATTTTTATATTGGGGAACATCAAAGACAAAAGTAATTCTTTCAACATCTCCAATATTAACTGCCTTGTGTGGAAGTTTATTATTAAACCAAAATAGTGTTCCAGGATTAACTATGATGGTCTCATTACCTACAGTATACTCATACTTTCCCAGAATTGAAAGGTGGTATCTATCCTTTGACAAATAGTATTTTCCTTCATCTACATGAGTACCTACTTCTTGACCAACAGGTAAAGACAAGAATGCACATCTACGATATTTTTTAAAATATTTTTTTAAAACTTTAAAAACTTCTGTATGATTATCATATGCAGGAGTTTTAACACAAAGTTCAGAATTGAAAGCTAATTCACCAGGATTGTTCACTGCCCCCATAATAAGTTGAAGAACATCCACTGTAGTTTTGTATGTTTTAGAATCAACTTGTTCTGTATTTTTAATTTGTTTTTGTGATCCCCAATCTTCTGGATTATTTTTGATTTGAGTTAAAATATGGGAAACATTTATATTGGATTCAACTACTCTAATATTATCCATAACTAAATTCAATTTTTGCAGATTCATCTAATGCTTGCATTACTTCTGGAGTAAAGTATTTTTCTGGATTTTCATTAATAGTTTTTCCAAACTGGGCTGTTCCATCACCAACCAAATAACGAGTTCCAGATTTTTTAAATATTTCATATTTCTCAGCAAGTTCAAGAAGTCCATAGTACTTATCCAATCCACGCTCATCATAAAATAAACGAATTTCGACTTCTTTATTTTCTTTACTTAAACGTGATTTGTGAGTTTTGGCTTTAACTATGTTTCCAACAACTTCAGTACCATCTTTCTCCTTTTTCTTTGTTAGGTATATAATTGATGATGCTGCATATTTCAATCCAGATCCACCCCCCATATCTTTAGTAGGAACATAAGAACCAATCACATCGTAGGTATGATTTGTAACAATCATTGGAATTTTTGCCTGACCAAGTTTCAGAGTTAACATTCTAAATGCACCCTTGACTAATTGAGATTTAGTCATATCACGAACTTGCTTATCGTTCAGACTGTCTTCAATTTCTTTTGTAGTAGAAAGCATCCCTAAACTATCTAAAACAAACATACAAGGAGTTCTTTCCTTTTCTGGTTTCTTTAGATACATATCTACAGCTTTTAGTGTTTTTGATCTAAATTCTTCAATAGTAACTACATTAACAACTACTAAACGAGTTGTATCAATTCCCCTAGATTCTAAAAGGGATTTGGTGATTGCTGCTTCAGTATCAAAATACAAACAATATCCAGTAGGATTATTATCAAGAAAATTCTTGACAACTGCAAGACTGAAGAAAGTCTTTCCAGTACTACTTTCACCTGCGATTGCAGTAATTTTGTTCCCAGAAACACCACCAAAGATGCTACCAGATACAAGAGCATTAAAAATGTAAGAACCTGTGTCCACATATGTTTCAGTTTCATCAATCTCCGATGCTAATTGAGTGTATTCTCCACCAATTTCTTTTACAATATCCTTAAGAAAGTCCATACTAATTATACGAAGAATGATTCTAATGTGTTTGTTTTTTCAACTCTCCAACCAATACATTGTAGAATTGAATTTAATGGTTCCAAAAAACTTTTACTAAATTGAAGCTCATAGTCAACATACCTACCAAGATTTAATTCTTTTGGAAATTGTTGAATAAATGAAAATACATTTTCATGTAATGGGTTTGCTTTTTTTAGATAGCAAAATTTTATCTTTTCACCATTTGATATTATTGGATATTTATTGTCCAATTTATCTTTTTTGATATAATGATTATACAACAAAACACCTCTAATGTGAATTGGAGATCCCTTACTATAAATTGAATTTATAGATTTATACTTATCAATATTATTAGCAGTTCTTGGAAAAGAAATATCCTCAGGAGGAAGATTGTAAAATTTAGATCTACAACTAACAATAAAATTAATTAAATCATCTTCAGTTTTATTCATTATTATTTTAAAGGCTTCTTTAATCATTGTTCTACATGGAGCTGGAGTTGATGATTTAACTGCCTCTAGTCCCATAATTTTAAGTTTAGGTTCAGAATATCTAACTCCTTCAGAATCCCAGACATTTAAAATATATCTTTTCTTAGCAGTCCAAATTCCTCTTTCTGCAATATTTTCTCTCTTCATCTGCATTTTCTGAGAATATGCATTTACATATGTCGCCAATTCTTGGTAACAACCTTCAATATACTTTTCAAGTTCCACCTTACAGATCTTATCAAGGAATGTGATAATGCCTTCAGTAGTTTTTTCTCTTCCTTGGTATACAGCTTCCACCAAAGGCGACATATTAAGATAGATAGAATCAGTATCAGAAGCAATAACATAATCAACATTAATAGTTTTGAGAAGTTTATTAAGGTATTTATTCATTTTATTCTCAATCCAACGAATTGCAACCTGACCTGATAAAGTTACTGCCTCTGCATTTTCAATTAGAAAGTATCTAAAATATTCGTTCCCAACAGCACCATATGCAGAGTTCAATGCATTCTTCTTTGCAACTTGAATAATATTACATCTAGCAATTTCTTTTGATAATTCAAGTGTTGGAGTTTTTTCATATTGTTGTTTAGCTTCAATCATTTTCTTTTTAACTACAACACGATCATTGTACATCTTTTCCATTAGTTCAGGAAGAAATCCCCTAACATCTTTTCTATACATTGCTCCATTAGCACATACAGTATATGGATGATTCTCGGGAATATTAACTTCCATATTAAGGATTTTATCTACAGTAATTCCTGGAAATTTATCCACAACTAAAGTTTCTGGACTTATGTTGTATTGCATAATTAAGTGTGGGTATAGACTATTCAAGTCAAAATTAACAACCCAATCATGCTTACCAACTATAGGATCTTTAACATATGCACCTTCATACTTTTTATCTTTTTTAGTTTCAATTTTAAATGGAATTACAATATCTTTATTTTTTAAATAATTGTAGATGATAGAATCCCATAGTCTAACTTGAAAAAATACATCACTAAAATTTACTTTGGCATCAAATGCCATAGTAATTGCAAGTTCAATTAACTTCATCTTATCTTCTAGACGGTCAACTAGTTCTACGTCTTTGATGTTATATTCAACAAACTTTTGCCAATTCTTAGTATAGAATTCTTTGAAGGTATCATACTCAGAGTGGTCTAATTTATTTTGACCCAACTCAACCAAAGCAATATGATCAAGTCTATATGATTCTTGATTTGGTGTTGCTGGAGATTTTTTATATAGATCTAGATAATCTAGTATTGTAATACCAGCAATATCAATTCTAGTTTGAGTTCTACCAGCAATTGTAACTTCATTCTCAGTTACAATTCCCCAAGGAGAAAGTTTTCTTACTGCCTTCTCTCCAAATAATTTAGAAATTCTCCCATGTAAATATGGAATATCATAAAAATCACAATTCCACCCAGTAACAATGTCTGGATGATTTGCATTCCAATATGCAATAAAATTATCTAAGAGATTAAATTCATCATCACAGAGAATATATTTAACATTTTTTTGTACATTATTGAATGGTTTAATTCCCCAAGTAATAATTTTTTTAGTATAATAATCTTGAATTGAAATTGTTAATATTTCTTCCTGACAACTTTTAACATCAGGAAATCCTAGTTCAGATGAAACTTCAATGTCTATGGTAATTAATTTAATTTTACTAATATCAAACCTAATAGAATCTTCAGAATAAGTATCTGAGATATATTGATTAATATATCTTGTATTTCCAAATACTTTAAAGTTCTCTACATTTTGATATTTTTTTACAAAATCTCTAGTTTCACGTATAGTTCCAGGATTAATTGAATTTACATAATTACCTTCAAGAGTTTTATATTTTGTTTTTTTGTTTGTACTAACATAAAGTGTTGGATAATAGGTTTCTCTATTTTTAAAATGCTCGCCATTATCAAACCCCCTGGATAGAATTTCATCTCCAACCAGGACTACATTTGTATAAAACTTCATTTAATAGCCTTTAAATATAATTCAATATATTCTGGTTTAGGATCAACTATTGTAAATATAGAATCAGAATGAATTATAAGTTCTCTTTGATCTGTATATTTTGGCCATAGCTCAAAATAAGCAACACCACTATGATCAGATTTTAATACACATGGATTAATTAATCTACAATCAGGTTCTCCCAATTCATAACCAATAACTTCACAAACTTCAGATGCTAAAATAACATCATTCTTCAATATCAGCAGTTTTAGATTTTGCATTCACTTGCTCCAAATAAGATTTTTTAACTTCATCTAGGGGTTCTACTATAGAAACTACCCAATCACATGGGATAGGAATTTCTTTTTGTTTAGATAGTGGAATATATGGATAAAACGTCACACTAGCAGCAATTTCTTCTGTCCCATCATTAAGTCTAGTGATAAATGGATTCTTAAGAAGATATCCAATAACTTTATCTCCAGAAAGCATTTCATTAACATCTGCAATCACATCTTCATATGATTTCAAAATCAAAAGTTTAACAGACATAGATTATATTCTCTAATTAAATACAGTATACACAAAAAAATGGGAGGTGTCAACTGGATTTTACCAGTTACCTCCCTACAGCAACGATAGTTTAGCTCATCAGTATTTATAATTATTCAGGTTCTTCTACTTGTTTTCTTTTTGATCCAATATTATACTTGGATTCTAAACTCCATTCATTTTTTTCTTTATATGATAATATTTTAATTTGATTTAGTGGTGCAATATCACTAATTTTAGTTATATCAACCAATGTAATCAATTCCCAATCTGCAAGTAATTGTGCAATTCTATTACGTCGTTGAACATCATTCAATGTTAAGTTTGCATGTTTTCCATCTAGGGCAAACAACTCTTTAAAGTGTACAATATAATACCTACCTTGCTTGTGTAGAATATGGCAGGATTGATATATTTTTTTTTCTTTTCTAGATGCAACACCAATTCTAGTAAGAGTTTCTCTAACCTTCAAAAAATCATCAGGTTCATTTAAAATTATTTCAATCATTTGATCTTGGGACCAAATCACCAAAGGCTCCTGAACAACACTCATCTCATTCCCCCAACTTCAAGTTTAGTTTTAATAAATTTAATTTGTTCATTTGTAAGAATTCTCAAAGCTTGCTCTGCTTTTTCATTACTATAGCCATAGTATGATTTTATGCAATCAAGATCTTTATTAATTTCTTTTTTGATCCAAGGAGAAAATCTCTTCTTAGTTCTGAGAATATTTATATAAAAATCATATTGTAACTTTTTATCAAGATGATGATTAAGATTTATTTCATTTGAAAACATTACTGAGTCAATGTGCCCAGATAAACATTTATTGATAATGTATGGTGGATACGATTTTACAATAGTTTCATCACTATCCATTAAATTCTTTTTAGTTTGATTGATTGAATTTAACCAGTCTTTAAGTTCAATCATTTGAAGGAGCACTCACACATTATTTCAGTCAGTGCAGCAAGAAGATTTATTTCTTGGTCTGCTACAAAAGCTGATTGATATTGATATTTCGCAACAATAAGAACAGAAGAAGCAATACTGGGACCATCCAAATGTTCATATAAAGCATCATACACCATACGAAGAATACTACTGGAATCATTATCAAGATTTTCCACAACCCATTTACGAACTTCAGTAAAGTTCTTTTCCTTGAGATGTTTAGTAAGGTCATTGAGTTTAACATTAGAGAAGGATGCAAGAATTGCAGAATCAATTGTCCCAGAAACAGAATACCTTTGACATTCATTCAAAACTCTTCTGAAGTCTGGAAAGTGCTTAGTTATAAGTTTTGCTAGAACTTTTTCATCTGCTTCAATTTTTTCTTGATTTAATATTTTTACAAGTCTTTCAAAAAACTTTGAGGCAAGTTTTGGTTTGTCTTTAGACTTAATTGCAAAATCAATAACTGCACATCTAGAATGGAGAGGTTCAATGATTTTGTTTTTATAGTTGCAGGTAAAAATAAACCTACAGTTATTATAGAATGTTTCAATATTAGCTCTTAGCAGAAGTTGTACATCATTAGTGGTATTATCTGCTTCATCAATAATAATAATTTTATGTTTATTAGTTGTTTGAAGTGATACTGTTGATGCAAAATTCTTTGCAGTATTTCTTACTGTGTCTAAAAATCTTCCTTCATCAGATCCATTAATTACATAAAAATCTACTCCAAGCTCGTTACATAATGCTTTGGCAACTGTTGTTTTACCAACTCCAGGAGGACCTGAAAGTAGTAAGTTTGAAATTTCTCCACCATTCACAAAGCTTTGAAATGTTTTTTTAATATCATCAGGTAGAATACATTCTTCAATTGTTTTTGGGCGATATTTTTCACACCAAAGAAATTCATTTCTCATAATTTAGACCCAATAGTAAAACTTTTTTATTTTGTATAGTTTCATTAGCACCATGAGGAGTATTGGAAAGATACATGATAGCTTTTCCTTTTTTTGGAAAAACTTTTTTTGTAATATTACTATCAATACTGGTCGCGTTATTTAAATACAAATAAGTTTCTCCATCATCACAAGTATTTAAATAAACAATAATTGAAAACTCTACATTGTAATCAACGTGAACTGATTGATATCCACCATGTCCATATTCAACTAAATGAACTCGATGATATTTAAATTTGCATCCACATTTTTTTTCAATTTTTTCTTTAAAGCAATTTAAAGTTTCATAGACATCTTTTTCATTGAGATGTAATATATTACGAGTTTTCACTCCATTATGGGTACGGATACGATTTCTATGTTTTTGAATTAAAAAAGATTTTTGTTTATATAACTCAAGCTTTTTATCAAAAAAATCTATAAATTGATCATCAACAGAAAACTCATAAAATGCTGGCAAATCCATAATTTAGACCCATTCAGGTTTTCTATTGGGTAGGCGAAGATAGTTATCATTCACCCAAGGTTTAGATGCAACATACATCTTATAAGCAGTAAAAGTATCAATAGTATCATTATATTTCCATTCTTCAGGCATAGCACGAGCAAATGGAGTCACCTCAGAAATCTTACCTTTTGGAAAGAGGTAATGTGCATCAACAAGAGTCTTATGGCAGGAGTGGGTTTTATTATACCTCAAAGTATATTCATCACACAAGTCCATTCCCCACCTGATTAACCAGTAGGCATTATCAATAGATCTTGCTGCCCATTGAGTGCAAGGATGATTTCTGAAGGCACCCTTTTCTGTTTTATAGGGGGTTCCATCCATCTTTGGAAGAGTTCCATAGTTGTGTCCCCAGTTTTTAGATGCTACTATGGAGAGCATTTGACAACACTCTAGGGGCATCTTAACTATATGTTTATCTGGAAGGCAGGTGGCACTCTCCTTTGGGCACGAGGATGTAACAAAGATGTTCATTAAAAAGTACTATCAGGTTCTAATGCTATAAAGTAATTTAAATTATATCTTTCATTAGTAAATTTAGAAATACATTTTTCAGAAATTACTACATCATATGATCCAGGAATAATTTTAATATTTTCTACTTTAAAATTAAAAGCAAATTCTAGATCAGTTTCACCAACTATAATAGAATACTCATTGGAAGTATCATTCTTCTTATCACGAACTACAAGACTAACAACACCACTTTGTCCAATTGCAGATAAATCTGGAAGTTGGTATACAGCAGAAGCTTTAAGTAATTTATCTAATTGTGAATGATCAACTTGAAAGCAAACATCTTGAGAAGGAAGTTCAATTTCTTTATCGGGTGGAGTAATTATAATTTCTGGATCTGCAAAGAAGTACTTTACTTTTCTAGTTCCTTCTCTAATCATCAAATATGAATCATTAGTAAAATCAAGATCAGGATCTTGATGTAAACTTAATCCATTTAAAAATTGATTTAAATCATAAATTGCAAAATCTTTTGGAAATTTTTCAGAAACATCTGCTTCTGCCAAGATATTTTTCATTACAGATATTGTTCTAAGTTTAGAACCCTGTTTTACCAAGATGGATTGGTTGATTGAAGAAAAATTCTTTAAGATTGAAAGGGTATTATCAGAAAGTTTCATAGGTACTATTGGGTTTGTTGTGTAGTCCAGCAAAATGATATAATAAAATGCAATAGTGAATTGCTTTCAAAATATCTAGTTTTGATTTTCCATTCTTTTTTCCAAATCTAGAAAGATATTTGATAGCATTAGATCTTGTAAATGGTTCAGCATCACCAATACTTTCAACCAAATCTAGAGTTTGAGTTTGAGATTGCTCTGAAGTATAATGAGATTTATATGTACTTGCAATATAATCCTGAACTTGCTTTAAAGTTTTATCTTCATTATATTTCCAAAATCCATTTTTATTTGTATTTTCAGTAGTATCAATATTTGACATTAAATTATAACTATAAGCAGTTTCTAATATTGAACTTGGTGGAAAAAATGATATTGAATCATCAATATCAAACATTGAATCACTCATATACACAGGTCAGTTGGAATCAGTCTTTATGATACCAAAGAACTCAGTCAAAGTCAAGCATTATACTAAATCCTTTTTTCTTTTCAAATTTAATTGTTTTGTCAAATTTTTCAAGTAAATCATCTACTTTATGCGATATTACAAATGTGTTAGAATCTTGAACCACATGTTTTATAATTTTAGTGAAGTAGTCAGTTCCAGCTTCATCTAAAGAGCTATCAAAAACTTCATCAAGAATTAATAAATTAGTATTCATTGAATTCTTTATCTTTGCAACTTCTCTCCAAGTGAATAATAAAGCTAGATCAATTCTCATTTTTTCACCCTCAGAAAAAGATGAATACGAAAAATCTTCATAAATTGGATTCAAAGCTTTTTCATTAAATTCTTCATCTAGTGTAAAATTGACAGGAAAATCTAAAATTTCCAAATATTTATTTAAATTTCTATTAATGATTGGTAAATATTTTTTAATAATTTTAGATTTTGCTCCATCATCTTTTAGTAATAAACTAATAAACTCATAATTTTTTAACTCTTCATTTTTATATGATATGTCATTTGATATAGAATTTAGTAATTCATTAAATGAATTTAATTTTTCCAATTCAACATCAATATCAGTAGTTGATATAGTAGAAATTTCAAATTCTAGTTCTTTGACTTGTTTTCTAATTGTAGAAATTTTAACATTATTTAAATTAATTTCAATATTTAATTCTGATATTTCTTTTGTAATTTTTATAAATTTATTTTGTTTTTTATATTCCAATTCAATAGATTCTGATAATTCTAGTTGTCCAATCTCAACTTCTTTACTTTTAGATAAGATTTGTTCAATTTTATCTAGTCTAAATTTTTCTTCTATAGTTTGAGTACACGTTGGGCAAGTATTATTATCAGTAAAGAATTGACTTTCCTCAGATAAATTAAAAATCTTTTGTTGTATTTTAATATTTAATTTTTCTAATTTTTTAAGAAGATTTTCAGAAAATGAAAGTTTATTTAATTCTATTAAATTAGATTCTATACTCAGCTGAGTATTTACATTGTAATCAACAAGAATGTCAACCTCAGAATTAAGTGCTTGTATTTTAGATCTCTTTAATTCTGTATCCTTAGTTTTCCTAGTTTTAAACTTATCAATTACTAAAAATTGTGTTTTAATTTTATCTTCAACATTTTCTTTTTTATATGAAATTTCTTTAAGGTAATCTTTAATTTCTCTAATTTTAATTTTAGATACATCATTCATAGAAGAGAAAATTTTGATATCTAACAAGTCCTCAACTACCTCTCTCCTATGTTGAGATGATAGTTGCATAAATGGAACAAAATTAGAAGATCCTAAAATTACAATTTGAGTAAATGATTTATAATTTAACTTAAGTAAAAATTGTTCTAACCATTTTTGCTGATCATTTGTTGATGAAGCTTGATCTAGTAAAATTCCATTATCATAAATTTCAAATAAGGTAGGTTTCATTCCCCTTATTATTTTGTATGGATTTCCACAAATAGTAAAATCAATTTCAACTAAACAATCTTTTTCATTAATACTGTTTATTAATTGATTTTTGTTAATTTTTCTAAATGGTTTGTTAAACAATACAAATGTAAGAGCATCTAAAATTGTGCTCTTACCAGATCCATTATGACCTACAACTAAAGTTGAAGTGGTTTCATTTAGTTTAATTTCAGTCCAATAGTTTCCAGATGATAGAAAATTTTTATATCTTAAAAATTCAAACTTGATCATAATTTGGGGGAACTACAATATCATCAGGAGTAATTATAGTATAACTATAATTCAAATAATCGCAAGCGTGCATAGCTACATGAGGATCAACTTCAGTAACTTCCATTTTGGGGTAATCCATTTCTTCTAACATTAACAAATATCTTTGTGCATCATCCTCTTCCTGAAACATAAACAACACTTTTTCTCCAGTAGGTTTTTCTACTGCAAATGCTCCATCATTTTCTTTTTTGTTTACAGTGAGTATGTACATTTAACTTTAGAATGATTCTTGGTATATTGAATGTAATAGATCTTTGATTCTATGCTTATTTAAATCTATCTCAGATTCATCAACATATTTACTTAATAGCGATAGGGTATCTTCAGTTTCAACCAGTTCATCAGAATCAAAATTTTGATTTATATTGAGAGTATCTATAACTTTCAAATCTAATGGTTGAGATTTGATCATTAGATCTACAAAGTTGTCAAACTTTTTTTGATTTTTTTTATTCTTGACAATTAATTTTACCATACATCCTTGATATTGTGATAAATCATCTTCAACATCATCTTCATTATAATTACAAATCTTAAACATTTCATATGGATTATTGATTTTTTGTATATTATTTGTTTCAGTATCCCAAATTGTAAATCCTCTAGTGTCTCCACAATCATTCCAATATAATTGATATGGATTTCCTAGATAGAAAATTTTACCATCATCACTTCTAGTATGATAGTGTCCAGAAAAAACAGTATCAAATTTATTAAATACTTTACTGTCCATTCCAATTGCTTGTATATGCTCTCTGTAGGCATAGAACCCAGACAATTCTAGATGTCCCATAGATACTCTAGATGTTGTGTTTTGAATTGCTCTGAGAGTCTCAGACTCACTCTCAGATGTTATCCAAGGTATGAATAGAATATCTTTTCCCCCAATGTTTACATCAATAGGTTTGGTGTGAATTGTAATATTTTTATAATCACTAATTAGGAGTTGTGGACTATTTAATTTATTGGTATTTTTATAAAAAATATCATGATTCCCAAGAATCAAATGAACTGTATATTTTTTTAGTGGTTCTAGAATTACTCTCTTAGTCCAATCAATACTCCAATAATCAGTTGTTTTACGATTATCAAACATATCCCCCAAATGAATTACTGTATCAATTTTATATTTTCTTAAAGTTGGAAAAAATAATTCTTTATAAAATTTTTCAAAATAATCATGAAAAATTTTACTCCCTTTTTTAAAGTTATAATGAGTATCAGTAATGATTGCAACTAACATAATTTAATCATCATAAAAACTTATAATTAATTTTATCTTTAATGTTATTCATGTCTGATGATGTATAACCTAAGTCTGAAATATCTGCACAAAAAACTTCATCAAATCCAGATCTTTCAATAATTTTTGTTTTAATTTCAAGTTGTTTCTTTTCTTTTGCAATTCTCCTCAGAAAAGCATAGTATACAATTTGAGTGAAGTATGCAAATGGGTTTGTTCTTTCTACATCAAAATTATGTATATACTGAATACAATTCTCAATCCCATCACAAATCATATCATCTTTAAACATATAGTTTACAAAATTTGGTTTGTATGATAAGTGTGTTGCAATTTTTAAGAAACATTCTCCAAGGTAATTACTAATTCTTGGTTTTGGTAATCCTTGTTCCTTTGCTATGTCAATTTTTTTATTATACTCAACTAATGCAAGATGAAATTCTTTATTACTTACGTAATGTTCTGATCTTTTTTTATCTTTGGTCATTATCTTTAGCATTGAGTATTTTTTCTAAGTATCCAAATGATAACATTATTACTAGGTTTTAGCAAGAAGTTGACATGGTATTAAGAATCTACTAAAATAACTCTGTCAGGTTTCAAGAAAATATAATAACTAACTATTTCTATAAGTATCCTCTAGAGACCTTCTTGCATCATCTACCTTGGAAATGAGTCCCATTTTTCTATCAATATTTATTCTTTGAGTTACTTTATTAAATTTCTGATATACTTTAATAATGTTAATATCAGTAACTTCAGTCATAGTTATAACTTTAGTTAAGTCAATGATATACATATCGTCTTTAGGTATTGACATCCAAGGTTTAATCTTATATCCTTCTAATATTCCTAATTTAGATATGAGAGGAATAATTATAATGGGATTATCCATGAGTAGCAAGGTTCTATCTTCATCTATAGATGCACAAACTAAAGCAAAGATTTCTTCACCTGAAACTAATTTAATTGCTGCATAAAATTCATCTTCCATCATTTTTTAAATTTACATTTATGATTTGATAATCAAAGTTTTCTTCATTGTAGATTTTAATTCTCTCCACTAAATGGTTAAGGGTATAATTTCTTTTACCATTGTGAGTAATATCATCTGCAATATCGTATAATGTTGCTGATGCCTTTTCTTTACTTTTTCTAAGAACTCTACCTATTGATTGTAAATTTCTTATTCTAGATTTACTGGGTGATGCAAAGACAACATTGTGTAAGTTTCTAATATTGATACCTGTACTAAAAGTGCCATAAGAAGCAACAATAATCGCATTTGATTCGTCCTCTGTGATTTTTCTTACTAATTCTCTTTCTTCAGTATCAACTCCACCATGAATAAAAAATATTTTTCTAGATTCACTTACATGTTTATTTATTAGATCATAAAGAGGCTCACCATGAGTAATTACTCTACTAAACAAAACTAAAGTATTTCCAGTTAAATCCAATACTAAATTTTTAATAAAATTATTTCTCTTAGAATTTCCAATTAAATATTGTACTTCTTCTTCATAATCATTTATTTTTTTTGAATCATGTTTAAGTATTAAGACTTTAATATTTAATTTAGATAAGTATCCTTTCTTGATTAGTTCATCAGTTTTGATTAATTTATAAGTTGGTCCAAATAAACCTTCTAATACTAATTTATGAGTTTGTGATCCATCTAAAGTTCCAGTAAACCCAAATCTATATTTGGCATTATCTAGTTTAGTCATTATACTAACAAGAGACTTAGATTTGAATTGGTGAGCTTCATCACCAATTACAACATTATAATTAGAAAAATAAGACTTTTCTAATTTGTAAATAGATTGCCAAGTTGAAATTGTAACAGGCAATTCTGAAGTTCTATCATTACCACCATAAACCTTATGGCAATATTTTTCAGAATCCCAACCATAATCTTCAAAGTCTTTATACATCTGTTCAACTAATGATGTAGTTGGCACTATCAATAAAATTCTCATATTTTTTTCAATGAAATATCTAACAATAGAATATATCATTAAGGATTTTCCTGATGCAGTTGGTGATAGAAGTAATTTTCTTTTATATCTAAGTGCATCATACACACCTTGGATTTGATAATCTCTTGGTTTATGAGTACAGATACTAGTCATATAATCTGAAACTCCCTCCATAGAAATAGAATCATCTATCTCACCAACAGGACCATAATACTTATTTTCACAAAGTTCAAATGTATACTTATAGTTTTCGCAAAATGTAATAAGTTTATCTAATAATCCAGAGTATATTTCTCCTGTTTGTACATTAAATAATCTAATTTTACCATCCCAATGATGACTTCTAAACTGAGGCATGAATTTTGCCCCAGGGATATCAAATGTAAATTGATCACTTAGCTCATATTTAATATGAGCATCACATTCTACCTTTAGGTAAACTTCATTTTTTTTAACAATAACTAAATCTACCATATTATAATCCTGATTGGAATCTCAAAAAATCTATTGAGTTTTTTATTTGAAAAGATCTATTAGTAATAATTTTTATAATTTCTTCTAAGTATTTTAATATTACATCATAATAATCTATCTTTAGATTAATTTCATTTAAGTCATCATCTGCATCTAGATATTTTAATAATGTTTCTTTATCTCTAATCTTATATGGAAATGGATTTTCTTTATAAACTTCTGGGTCAGATTTTCCATTATAATAATTTGATTTTTCTAATTTCTTTGTTTTATATGTAATTAATACTTTTTTTCTAAGTAGTGTTGTATTATTATAAATTTGATAATATTTTGAATGTAATATTGGAATTTTTAATGATTCATTATGTAAATCATCTATATTAATCTTAGAATCCTCATTCCACATATCTTGAATTATATCTAAAGAGATCATAAATTGTTTCCAGTTGCATCTACTATTTTGTAATAAGTATACTTGAAATTAACTTCTGCTGTAAAGAATTGAATATCTGTTGCTGTTGCATCAAACTGTAGCGTTGATAAGTATGTTGGGAACATCCCAGAAAAAATTACTTGAGAAGTTACATTAAAATTACTATTTAATATTTGAAGAGTTGCATCTGAGTATTCATAAAAGTTTGATTTGAGTGCATCATCATTATAATTTTCACTATCATCAATCAAATCTTGATATTGTTCTAAACTATATGGGAATCCTAAACCAATCATCCAATTATGAATTTCCATATAGTTTTCTAGATTTTCATCTACTAAAAATCTTAGATTAAAATCTTCAAAATTTATTTTATCTCCAGGGATGTCAATATTTTTTCCATATCTAGTTTGAAGTGCAGTACCTAAAGTAATTGCAGGAATGTTAGCAGAATTTGAATAAAAATCTACCTTAGGTACTTTATTTAATTTAAAATTAAATCCAACAGGAGATAGAAAATTTCTATTCCCTGGTTGATTTTGCCAAGTACTTACAGTCATTTTTTGAACTATTTATTCCATAAAAAAAGGACCCCATTGGGGTCCTTGAAGAATGTGAAAATTGACTCACATAAGATTTTTGATTTGTACTCTTCTATAGTATCTATTGGTGTTTTGTTGAATTCTACCAAGTCCTTGATCAGTACCTTCAGCATATGGGTTTGAAACCATACCATATCTAGTCTTAAATCCAATTTTTGGTTGGAAGTTATCTTGTCCCACAGCACGCACCATCTGTAATGGCACATATGGGCAATAGAAAATTCCAGCATCATATGGATTAGTACCTTTATATCCAACAACATAATATTGATCTGCTGAAATATTAGCAGAGAATGGATCAATATAAACTTTGAATTTGCCATTCAATATACCAGCAAAAGTATTGCCAGTATCATCTACATTCAAATTGGCATTAAGGGCAGGTGTATAATCAAGTAGACCTGCCATAGTGAGTGCAGAAGCCACATCAGCAGAACAAAGGATTACATTACCTTTCCCTCTTCTTGTTCTTTGAGCGATTGCATTAGCATCTCTCTCAAGTTGGAACAGAAGTCCTTTGAATTTCTCAACAGACCATCTACCATTAGAATCCACATCTAGGTCAAAGATACCTGCATTAGCCACATTGGTTTGTGCGCCAGTTTCAGCTACCTTGTAGATGGTTCTAATGATCTCTCTGTTGATTTCTGCAAGAATTTCAGTTGACAGAATGTTAGCCAACTCAGCTTCAGCATCAAGTCCATGAATTGCCTTAAGATCTTGTGCAAGTTCTAAGGTGTATTCTGCCTTGAGTGCTCTTGACTTTGCAGTAACTGAGAGCTTCTCAATACTGAATGCCATTTGGTTGAATGCATTGTTAGATGCATCTCCTAATGCTTCAAGAGCAGCAGTGCTCATACCTTGACCAACTTTATAGTCAACTCCAAGGGCACCTGAGGAATTCAATGCAGCAGGATTACTACCAGCTGCATTGCCACCAAGAGCAAATCCAGTAGTACCAAAACCTACAGAAGCTCCACCATCAGAACCACCAGTGTAGTCTCCTTGAGTCAGGTTAGCATTATTGTTCTGTGATGAGAATGCAGTATCAGGCTCATTGAATAGAGCTTCAGTACCATCTTGATTTACATATCTGGTTCTCATTGCAAAGATTAGTCCAGTAGGACCATTCATTGGCTGAACACCAGCAAGATCATATGCAACCAAATTAGGCATTGAACGTCTGATCAATGAGATCAGAACAGGATCAAAACCTGCAACAGGACCAGCAGCTGCTGCTGAACCTGAGAATCCAGGATTACTTGAGGATTGGGTGTTGAAGTTTGGAGCAGCCTCAGAAATAAAGGCTCTCTCTTCTCTTAAAAATCTTTCTTGGTTTTCTAGCAGTTGGGCGGTAACTGCTCTTCTGTAAGGATCCTTGATGTTATCAAGACCCTCTGCTTCCAGAAGAGGTTCCCACTTTTTCTGCAACTGTTCTGAAAGGAACATTGCTTTTTCTCCTTATAAGTCTTTGTAAAGTGTTTATTTAACTACAAATATTTAGCATAACCTAAAATTCACTTAAATTTAGAAATTGCCTTCAAGTATGAATTCATTTGAGGAGAATAGTCCTCATTATTTTCTTGAATTAAAATTTCTTCTGATTTAGAACCTAATGCTCTTGGAAAATATGATTCTCTAAGAGTTTCTAGTTTCTTGCGATATGTATTCTCACTTTCAAACCCAACACTTTCAACAAGACTTGCAAGTTTTTCTTTCTGAGTTAAAGCTAACCCTTCAGAAACATCATTGAAGATGCTACCACTTACAGCCTCACTTAGTCTTTGATTTAGTTGAACATTTCTTGTGATTTGTTCGTTGAGTTTTGACTCCATTTCGTCTAGTCTTTCGACCATTCCTTCTAGGACATTATATTTTTCTTCAGGTATTTCTACATAATGCTCTTCAAATAGTCCTTTTAGGCCAGTCATGAAGGACTCTGATAGTTCTGACCTAATACCTGTTTCAACTTGAAGAGCATTCTCTTCAACCCATTCTTCTGCAACATACTCAAGATAGGCATCTAATCTTTGAGTAAGATCTTCTCTAATAGAATCAACTTCAGATTCAAGTTCAGTTTGATACTGACTTTGAAGAAGTTCTAATGCTGCAATTATTTTAGATTTAACTGCAGCTTCAAAAATGGTTGTTGCTTTTTCTATAAATGAATCTGAAAGATTTTCACCCTCCATAAGAGCATTGATATCATCAGTATGATCTAGATCTTCATTGGTGATCATATCAATAACATCTTTCAAAGTAGGATTTGAAGTTTCATCTAGTTCTTCTTCCTCATCCTCTACTTGACCTTCTTCATATTCAGAAACCACATCCTCTTCATCTACTTCAGTTTCTTCATATGACATTGCAGATGTATTTGCCTTTTGCATTGGGTCAGGATTAGATGCTCCTTTATGTTGAACATCCCTTACTGCCTTAAGCTTTCCTGTAGGAGTTTTATACTTGTTTGAATCATCAGTTGATTTTGAATTCTGTGGAGTTGGACCTCCCAAGTCTTCTACACCACCAACAAGACCCTCACCAGGAATAGTTGCCTTAGGCATACTTTCCCCAGGCTTAGCTGAACTATTTACTGCAGTTACAGATTTTTTAGTAGATACTTCCATTTCTTGTAAATCGTTACCGACACTCATTTGTATGCTCCGAATAAAAATCTTTAATTTATTCTATATTTATTTATAATTTATAAATTTAACAGATATTCACCAAACAATTTAAGTTTAGTTTTCTCATCAATTTTTTTAGTTGTTGAAATTTTATTAACTTTCTTTTGAATGTAAGAGGCATTCATTTCTTTTAAAATTCCACCATCCCACACCCAATCCTTACCTTCCATAATGCCTTCAATAAATGCATCTGGTGCAGATGGGTCTGCAACTATATCAGCAGCAGTTGCAAGCATAAAGTCATCTCCAATATACTTAATACCATTCTTTTCAATTAAAGATCCAACTCCTCTAGATGATACTCCAAGCTTTACCCCTTCACCCAACAAAGATTTTGCAATATTCCCCATGGGAGTATCTAAAATTTTTGCTTTACCAATAAAATTATTACCTTCACAAGTTAAACTTGTAATCATATGAGAAACTCTATCCAAATTTACTGTAGGTCCATTTGGGTGTCCAAGTTCACCTAGAGCTCTACCTTTAGATATAAATCCATCATTATATTTTTCAACTTCTCTAGAAAGCACTGATAATGGATAATATCTTCCATTTCTATTGGCAATTTCTGCTTGAAGAAATGGTCCCCTGATATACAAGGTTTGTTTCCCATTTTTTTCTTCAGTAATAATTTCTACTGATTCTATTTCTTCTGTGATGAGTTTCATGGTTATG